CTAATAAAAAAATGCTTAGAGAAATAGCAAATGATCAGTTAACTCCTAAAAAATATGATATTTCAGTCCAAAATGACCTATATGAGAAGAGAAAAGACGATTTTGAGGAAGATGGACTAGATTATGATATAGATTCGATACCCCTCGCAGAATTTTAGTATATAAACCTTAATAAATAAATTATAATTGTAATATCTTCCACATTTCATGCCTTTAGAAAGGGTAAATAGCGGTTTTAAAGACCTCAGTATGAGTTTTCAGGCAAATCCTTTGTCTAAAGACTTAATTGCGTTAAAAAATGCTAACGCAATTGCTCGTTCTGTTAAAAATATTGTTTTTACCTTACCTGGGGAGAAATTTTTTAACCCAGATTTCGGTTCTAGGATAACAGCATCCCTTTTTGAGAATATAAACGACATTACTGCTAATATTATAGTGGATGAAATTACAGAATCTATAGTTCGATATGAACCAAGGGTTCAATTAATAGAGGAGGGTGTAAGAGCTTTCCCTAATTATGATAATAATACCTTTGATGTCATAATTGTATATGAAATTATAGGAACAGATGTTCCACCACAACAATTAGAATTCGTTTTAGAATCAAACAGGTAATAAGATGCCATTAGTTAATTTCTCAAATCTGGATTTTGACCAGATTAAGACAACTCTGAAGGATTATCTTCAGACAAATGCAAATTTTACAGATTACGACTTTGAGGGGTCTAATCTGTCAACTGTTATTGATCTTCTGGCATACAATACTTACATTACTTCATACAATGCTAACATGGTTAGTAATGAAGTGTTTATTGATAGTGCAAGTTTGAGGGAAAATATAGTATCTTTAGCAAAAAATATCGGATATTTACCTCGTTCTAGGAAATCAGCACGTTCATCTATAAGTTTTTTCATTAATACCACTGAAATTATACCTCAACCTTCTATTATAACCCTTAAAAAAGGTACTGTAGCAACTACAGCAGGTTCTTTTGGTAATCAATCTTATGTTTTTTCGATTTTAGAAGATGTTTCAGTACCAGTTTACAATAATATTGCAACTTTTACTGATATTCCCATATATGAAGGCACTCTTTTAAATACAAACTTCACTTATAGCACAAAAAACCCAAATCAAAAGTTTATTTTACCAAATGTTGGCATTGATACTGATTTAATCTCAGTAAATGTGAAAACTAATGAACAGGCAACTGCAAAAACCAAATATAGTGCTCAAAATAGCATTTTTGACATTGATGGTGGATCAAGAGTTTATTATTTGTCAGAAATAGAGGATGAAAGGTATCAAATATTCTTTGGAGATGGTATTTTTGGTGCTTCTTTAGAAGAAGGTAATTTTGTTGATGTAGATTACGTCGTTTCTAGTGGAGATACGGGAAATGGTGTTGCTCAGATGACATTTGCAGGAAATCTTTCCTATGAAAGGAATGGATTATCATATCAGGTTACTTCTGGCATCTCTTTAGTCACAACTAATTCATTTTCTACTGGTGGAGAGAATATTGAATCAGTTGAGTCTATTAGAAAGTTTGCTCCTCGAATTTATGCATCTCAAAATAGAGCAGTTTCTGCCCAAGACTATGAATCTTTAATTCCAGCAAAAATTTATCCTGAAACTGAGTCAATTTCCGTATTTGGTGGTGAAGAACTCGTTCCACCTCAATATGGAAAGGTTTTTATAAGCATAAAACCCAGAACTGGTGATTTTTTACCCAATCTTATCAAAGAAAACATCAGATTGAAGTTAAAGAAGTATGCAGTTGCAGGAATTGTCCCAGAAATCTTAGATCTTAAGTATCTTTACCTTGAAGCTGACTCAAAAATCTATTATAACACAAATCTTGCTGCTAATGGTGCTTCTGTTTCTGCTGTCGTTGAGAATAATGCAAATAAGTACGCCGAATCTACTGAGTTAAATAGATATGGTGCTAGATTTAAGTATAGTAAGTTTTTGAGTATTATTGATCAAAGTCATGATGCAATAACATCAAATATTACAACAATTTCTATGAGAAGAGATTTAAGACTTGTATTAGATAAAATTTCAGAATATTCTATTGGTTTTGGTAATCAATTCCATATTAGAAGTATGAGTGGATATAATATTAAGTCTACTGGGTTTAAAATAGATGGAATTGATCAACCCGTTTATATTTCAGATATTCCTAATAGAACTAGAGTAACAGGATCCCTTTTCCTCTTCACTGTACCTAATCCAAACTCATATACTCCTACAATTGTAAGAAGAAATGTGGGTATTGTTAATTATCAATCTGGAATTATCACCTTAAATCCAATTGTTATTAGGAGTGGTAAAGTTAAAGATGGTCAATCTATTATTGAGTTATCAGTTTGCCCCAAATCAAATGATGTTATTGGATTACAGGATTTGTATTTGCAACTAGATATAGGTAGTAGTATATTTGATCCTGTTGTTGATGAAATTGCATCTGGTCTCGACCCAGCTGGATCTAATTATATTGTAAGTTCAAGCTACATGAACGGCGCATTAGTAAGAGTATAACATGTCAGAAAAAAGAGTTTTATTCCAAAATATTGTTGAGAATCAAGTTCCAACATATGTACAGACAGAATTTCCTCTAGTTTCGGATTTTCTTAAAAGTTATTATGTTTCGCAAGAATTTCAGGGTGCTCCTGCTGATTTAATTCAGAATATTGACAAATATACAAAAATTGACAATTTAACCAATTTAACTAGTCATGTTGGATTGGGTGCTGATGTAAATTTTTCTGCTACTACAATTACTGTTGATATATCAAATTATCCTTCAGGAACTGATGGATTTCCTGATAATTATGGATTATTGAAGATAGATGATGAAATAATCACATATACTGGAAAAACTTCTTCATCTTTTACTGGATGTGTTAGGGGATTTAGTGGAATATCCTCATATAGATCTCTAGATCGTGCAGATCAGTTAGTTTTTGACTCAACAATATCAGATAAGCATGAAAGAGGTGCTGAAATAAAGAATTTAAGTGTTATTTTCCTTAAAGATTTTTTATTAAAGACAAAACATCAACTTTTACCAGGATTTGAAGAAAGAGAATTACATAAAGATATAGATCATAGTCTTTTCATTAAACATGCTACTGATTTCTATAAAAGTAAGGGTACAGACGGTGCTTTTGAAATTTTGTTCAGGGCATTATATAATGAACCAGTAGAAATTATAAGACCAAGAGATTTTCTCTTTACACCCTCAAATGCACATTATTTAATTACAAATGATTTTAATATTGAAGGTGTTGATGGAGATCCAATGGAATTGGAAAATGCTACATTATTCCAAGATAAGTATGGAGATCCGACATTTATTGAAAAGGCATATGCACCTATCACTAATGTTGAGGTAATTAGTCCAGGTATAACTGGAATTGCAAAGACATATTATAAAATTAGTTTAGATGCGGGATATAATAGAGATTCTAGAGTTCAGGGTGCAACTTATGGTACATTTGTTGTTCATCCAAAAACAAGATTAATTGGACAAGTTTCTGCTGGAACTACTATTTTAGATGTAGATTCTACAGTTGGATTTCCAAATTCTGGTGAATTATCTGTAACATATAATGATACTACAACTGGGATTGTTTCATATTCCTCAAAGAACTGGAACCAATTTTTTGACTGCACTAATGTAACAGGAATAATTCACGATGCTGAAGATGTTGGTATTAATACGTATTGTTATGCTGCTTCTAATACAGGTGATGGAAGTGTTGTTAAGGTAAGATTAAACTCAGTATTAGAAGATTTTGCTTTTGGTGTGGATAATAAGTATTATTCTCATGGTGATGTTGCAAAAATTAAAACTTTGGGTATTAATGATAATACCTTTAAGGGAAGAGGGTGGTTTTATAATGTTGCTTCTCAATATAATGTTAAAAGTATAGAATTAATTGATTCTTCTGATAAGACTTATCTAGTTAATTTAGAAACAGTACATTCATTAAGAGTGGGTGATAATGTAGCACTTACTGGTACTGATAAAATAGAAAAACCTATTTCTATAATAAGTGAAATCAAATCTACAAAATCTTTTATT